TGATTGGTGTAAGCGCTGAGCTGGATCCGGTCGTAGCAGGTGCTGATGAGGTCCGTCACGTGACGCGCTGGAACGACACTCTCGACGGTCTGGAAGATGACTGGGCGATAATTACGGGAGTGTAGCCATGGGCATCAAAGTTCGCGGCGCGGCACGTGTTGAGCGCAATATTGACCGAATTCTGAATGATATTCAGGGTCGAAAAATCATTCGAGCGCTCCAGTCGGCGATGATTCTGGGGGCGGCAAGAGCGGCGCTCTACACACCGATCGACACCTCAGCACTTTTAAATAGCCAGTTTCGCGAAATCGTAACTGACGGAGCAGTAATCACAGGCAGGGTGGGTTACTCGACCAGCTATGCCGTTTATGTTCATGACCCGGCCAACCCGCAGATTTTCCGTCGTTCAACCGCTAAAAAAGAATTCCTCACTGCTGGTTTTGAGGAAGAGCGCGGAGCTATTGATGATGTTGTTCGTAAGGAGCTCTCGCTATGACGCCCATGATGTACGAGCGGGTCCGAAACCTGTTCGTTAATGCAGGACTAACGGCTGGCTTCACCGTTCAGCAACTGATGTATGACGACCCGGGCGACCCGTCGAAGGCAGTTGTGGTTTTCCGTCCCAACGGTGGGGCTAATATCCGTAATGAGCTTGGATCGGAGTATCACGTTCTGGTTGATGTCATCGGTGCGAAAGATAAGCGTAAGGCCGCACTGGATGCTGTTCAGCGTATCGTTGATTACGTCCAGGACAATCCCATCAGTGATAGCTGTGTCGGCCATATCGAGAATATGGGGGGCATCCCGCCGCCAGTATTAACCGAAGAGGGAAGGATCGTGTTTCGACTTCAATTCGCTTGCCTCTACGGGGAGTAAGCAAAATCAACAGGCTGCCATTCGGCGGCCTTTTTTATTTACAGAGAGGAGTTCCCCCATGGCAGCAAATTGCCCTACGGACAATACAAAGCTGTTTGGTCGCGCTATCGTGCTGGAAGTTGCAGATGGTTGTGCCGATGCGTTACCGGATGAACAGGACTGGAAGGCGCTGGCCGCCGGAACCAGCAAAGGCTTCGATTTCTCGCCGAACAGCGTTACTTCGGACGCCGACGATACCAAAGGGTATGTCGAAAATATCGTGACGAATGCCGACTTCACCATTTCATTTGAGGGTGAGGTGCGACGCAACGATAAACTCGACCAATACGGTGTCGGACGCCTGATCAAATATTTCAATACTGAAATCCAGGCTGCCCGCCAGCCGACACTGTGGGTACGTATGGAGTTCGGGCCGATCACCTTCATAGGCTACATGCTGATTAATGCGCTCAGCTCAGATGGCGGAAGTAACGATATCGTCACATTTTCCACTGAATTCAAAGTGGCTGCTGCTGACACTATCCAGATTATTGACACTGATGATGAAGTGCCGACCACTGGCGTCACCGTTACGCCTACCAGCGCATCTGTAGCGGCCGGTGCTTCGACAACCTTCGCTGTCAACGTAGCGCCAGCCGATGCGACCGATAAAACCTTCACGGTTACTTCGTCTGTGCCGGCGCGTGCCACAGCGACAATCAGCGGAAACACCGTGACGGTCAACGCTCCGTCTGGCGCGACGGCGGGCACTGCGAATATCACCGTCACCACCACTGACGGCTCATTCACCGCGGTCTTTGCTGTCACTGTAACCGTTTAGTCACCATTACCGGGGCTTCCAGTTGAAGCCCATATAATGCTGGCTAAGGATAGATAACATGACACCCATGAAAGAGATTGGTGAACTGCTGATCACTTGCGGCGATCGGGATTTCTTCTTCAGGCCTTCGTTCGCCAATATGACCAGAATTGGCGACCCGGGTGAGATAGTTGCTGCTTTTTATGCTCTCCATCACGATGAAGTCTCAGCCCTTCTGGAAAGGGCTATGACGTCATACGGACATATACCTGAGTGGATCGTTCAGCACATCAAAGATTCAACCTACGGTCGGGCGGCGATGCTGGCTGCCGGAACAGTCCTGGAGGCTTGCTGTGATGATGATATTTCTGTGCTGATCGGTGAGTTGCGACCAGCGCGTATTGGTGGGCGTCCATTCAAGATGCGTCGCGGCGAAATGGACGAGTTCGATATGGTGGTTATTGCTCAGTCTCTGATTACACACGGCATCATCGGAAAGGCAAAGGTTCGCAAGTTGCAGCGCCATGAGAATGGCGAAACCACAACCGAATTTAATGCCTTCGAGTACATCAGCGCGGCACGTAATCACTTCGGCATGAGCCGGGCGGAAGCAGAGCAATTATCCATGACGGAATTTCAGCTCTTAATTGCCGCCAAATATCCGGACCAGAAAGGCTTCACAAAAGACGAGTACGACGCAGTCGCAGATGACTATCTGGCGAAGAAAGAAAAACGATTAGCCCGGGCGAAACGGGCCACCTAAATAAAATCACACCCAAAAAACCTCGCACCGGCGGGGTTTTTTATTGCCCGGAGGTTAGTAAATGGCTGGTACTGTCAGCGCTGGAACGATTGTTTATGAAGTTGACATGGACACCGCCGGGATCCTTCAGGGGCGCCGGGATATTGATGCCGCGTTGAATGGGCTTAACGGTAGCATGGGCCGACTTGAAGCGGGATTGAACCGCACTGAGCGATCCCTGTCTTCGATTGAAGGCACTATGTCCAGCTTAACCGGCGTCGCGAAAGCGCTTATTGCTGCTCTTTCTGTCCAACAGGTTGGCGCATATGCCCAGGCATGGCAGGATCTGAGTAATAAACTGGCAAACGCCGTCAGGGATTCCGTACCGCCGTTTGAGACTCTTGCTGATGTTACAGAGCGAGTTTTTGACATATCTCAAAAGACGCGTTCAGGTCTCGATGCTACGGCTACGCTCTATGCGCGTCTGGAGCGCTCAACAAGAAGTTACGGTGTTAGTGTCGAGGATATTACAAAGCTAACAACCATCATTAACCAGGGTTTTGTCGTTTCCGGGGCTACAGCCGAAGAGGCAAGCAATGCAATCATTCAGCTTGCTCAGGGGTTGGCGTCCGGAGCATTAAGAGGTGATGAATTTAACTCTGTGAATGAGCAGGGCAACCGGCTCATGATTGCTCTTGCTGACTCTATGAATGTCAGTATTGGGGCGCTCAGAAACATGGCTGCAGAGGGCAAGTTAACCACTGATGTGATCGTGAATGGCTTGCTTTCTCAGGGCGATAAAATTGGACAGGAGTTCGCTAAAACTACCGCCACGATCAGCCAGTCTCTTGAAATTGCCAACAACAACATCACGAAATTCTTTGGCGAGAATGCCACTGTAAAAACTGGCGTCAAAATATTCAGTGACTCAGTCATTTCTCTAAGTGAAAACCTGGACGTTCTCAGCACTACGCTCACGATTGTTGCCGGCGTAATGGGTGCGCGGTATGTCGGTGCGCTAACCATGGCTACCTCAGCGAAAATCGCTGATATCGCAGCATCCCGCCAGCAGGTTGCAGCAGACAATCAGACGGCACAGGCTGCTCTGGTAGCCGCTAATTCTGTTCAGCGTAAGGCTCTTGCTGATAAAGAGGCTGCTCTATCTTCTCTCGCGCTGGCCCAGGCTGAGTATAACGTGGCAAAAGGTAGCGCTGCAGAGATGCTGGCAATGGATGCTCTTGTGGCCGCGAAAACTCGGGCTACTACCGCATCTCTTGCCCTTGCTGAGGCTGAAACTGCCCAGGCTGCGGCATCTGCACGCGCAGCGACTGCTGCCCGCGCAGCGTCAGTAGGTATTGGAATGGCTCGTGGAGCACTTGCTCTTATAGGTGGTCCAGCGGGGGCGGCTATGCTTGCTGCGGGAGCGATCTTCTATTTCTGGCAGAAAGCTCAGCAGGCAAAAGAGGAGGCAATCGCATTTGCCGATGGGCTGGATAAGCTCAATGCCGCCATGAATGCAATGTCCAATACTCAGCTGCGTGGGGCTATTGCAGATGCCAATAATTCTATTCGAGCTCAGAAAGAGGCTGTTGCGGATCTGCAAAGTGAAGTTGACTCTCTGAGAGACAGATACCAGAACTTTACCCCGGCTGCCCAGAAGGTTGCTGAATCTATGGGGCAAGGTACAGACTTCGCCCGCCAACAGGCGGAAGTGTCTGATGAATTGGCTCGTAAGACGCGAGACCTTGAGGCCGCTAAAGATAAATTATCCCGAACAGAAGAAACCGCTTCAGAGGCGACTCGCACGCTCACGAACAACATGCTCACGGCGATGGGAGTTCATGATCAACTCATCGAAAAATCCTGGTCTCTTGAGCAGGTTCAGGGTGCGGTAGCGAAAGCCTTTGGAGAGACAGCTGATGAAATAAATCGAGCCAATCAGGCCGGAAAAAGCTTCGACCCCAAAGCGCTGCAGATATCTCCCGCAACCAAGGAGGGCGATAAAGTTATCGCTACTCTGGAAGAGCAGAATGAATTACTTAAAATTCAGGACGAGAGAGAGCGGGCGATAGCCAAAGCCAGGATGCAGGCTGCCAAGATCACTGACAATCAGAATCAAATCTCTGCAGCTGGCAGGCTGGCTGGTGAAAATTATGATTTAGAGAAGTCAGAAGAAGCCAGGAAAAAAGCTCAACAAGAGAGTGAGCAGCAGGGGAAAAAATCAGCGTCTTCTGCTGAATCTATCGCCCAGAAACTGGCAAACCTGAAGCAGCAGGCAGAGCTTGCTGCCGGGTCTACCAATGAACTGAGCAGAGAGCAGGCTATGCTCAATGCTGAACAGTCACTTGGGAAAGGGGCTACGCAAGCGCAAATTGCGGAGGCCAGGCAGTATGCCGCGGCTAAATGGGATACCGGTAACGCCATTAAAGCCCAGGCCGCAGCAGAGAAGCTATTGCCGGAAGCGCGTGAAAACGCCAGCTACAGGCAGGATGTTGAAGCGCTGAATACCGCCTTGTCAGCCAAGAAAATTAGCCAGGAGCAGTACAACGAGACCTCTGAAAGGCTCGAGGCTACTCACCAGGCCAACCTTGCCAAAATTCGCGCGCAGCAGGCGGTTACACCGCAGCAGGAGGCGGTTGCACAGGTTGATCCAGTACAGCAATTAGCCAATCATCATGCTCAGCAACTGGCTCTCATCCAGCAGTTTGAGACGCAGAAAGGTCAGATCACTCAGCGCGGCCTCGAGCTGATGAACGCGGCCAACACTGAATACGAGCAAGCCCGCATCGCTGCTCAATGGGAAATCTATCGCAACCAGAGCACCACCAACCAGCTCATGGCTGACGCTGTAGATTCGCTTCAGGGCGGGGCGACCAATGCCATAACCGGGCTGATTAACGGCACTCAGAGCCTTCAGGAGTCACTGGCAAACATCGGCACTACCATCCTGAACAGCGTTGTTGGCGGCTTCGTTCAGATGGGTGTCGAATGGGTTAAAAGCCAGTTAATGGGCCAGGCCGCTGCTGCTGCATCACTGGCATCGACAATGGCTCAGGCTACCGCCGCTGCATCTGCATGGGCGCCAGCAGCGATGAGCGCTTCTATAGCAACAATGGGGAGTGCTGCTGCTGTTGGTCAGACGGCCTATGCTGGCTCTCTCCTGGCAGCCAAAGGAATGGCCGTGGCTGGTGCGCGTTATAACGGTGGTCCGGTCGATGCCGGATCTCTGTATCGGGTAGGTGAGAAGGGTAAGCCAGAGATATTCCAGGCCAGCAATGGCAGCCAGTACATGATACCTGGTGATAACGGCCGGGTGATCAGCAACAAAGATGTGCTGGGGGGCGGAGGTGGTGGTGCTTCATTCAACCCCGTAATGAACCTGACGATAAATACCACTGGAGGAATTGGCAGTGAGGATATCGCAAGGCTGCGCAAAGCGTGGAGTAACGACATGCTGAAGATGATGGTAGACCAGAGCACTCGTCCCGGTGGTTTATTGCAAGGGAGGCGTAAGTAATGCCAGAAACATTCACATGGACACCACAGAAAGCATACTCCGTTGAGCGCACGCCGAATGTTGCCGTCGTTAAGCTCGGCGACAGTTACGAACAGCGACAGGTGAAGGGTATCAATCCACTGATGGATAAATACTCGCTCACCTTCAGGGGGGTAGGCGGTGTCTGCCGGAGTAATTCTGCCAAGGATGCTGAGGCGTTCCTAAAAGCACGTGGCGCGGTTGAATCCTTCTACTGGACGCCATCAGATACCGGAGTGCAGGCGCTGTTTGTCTGCCGATCCTGGAATATGACAAAGACCGGGCCGCTGTTTGAACTGACGGCCACTTTTGAACAGGTGCCGAGATGATGTCACTACTTAAAGGGGCTATTTTGTCCGAGCCGCCGGCACACGCCCGCGAGCGCAAAGATATTGAGCTCTGTTGTCGCTACGATGCTTCGGACTGGGCAAAGCCAAACTGGACCGAAAAAAATCCAGTGCATAATTGGCGAAACTACGCGACGCCACCTTTACGGCGCATCTGGCATACGTTCACCGATGAGCAAAAGCAGGTGATTGCCTTCACCCTCCAGACGGCAGCTGATGCCGAGCAGTGGGACTAACACAACCGCCTACGGGCGGTTTTTTTATGGGAGTTTGCCGTGCGCGACATACCAGCAAATTTAATTATCGACAGCGTAGACGCCGGAGTTGGCGCGTTTATCGACCTGTTCGAAGCCGACCTGCAACCCTTTGGCGGTGACCTTATCCGGTTCCATTCCGGTACCAATGGATATTACGGAAATGTGATCTGGAAGGGGAATCAGTATCAGGCATACCCGATAGCAGTCGAAGGGTTCGAGTCAAAGAACGAAGGCACATATGCCCGCCCAACAATGGTGGTGGCGAACGTCACGGGTTTACTGACGGGCATAAACCATGACTTCGACGACATGCTTGGGGTGGTGATCACCCGCCGTCAGGTTCCGGTGAAATACCTGGACGCGGTGAACTTCCCCAATGGCAACCCTGACGCAGATCCGACGCAGGAAGCGGTTTCCCGTTACGTTGTTGAGGAGATGACGG